GTAGTACATGTTCTTGGAAGCGGTGAGGCTTTCTGCATCAGGTACAGGAAAGCCGTCGCCATCAACACCGTTGAATACAAATGGGTTAGCAACCATACCGTAACGAGTCTTGAAGCCAATGTTAGGCTGGAAGGTGGTAGGGTCAATGCTGCGTAGCAACTGGAGAGGAACGTAAGGGCAATAGAAGAGACCAGCATCATAAGGATTGGTTCCCTTATAACCCATGACGTAGTAATGATCATTAGAAACGTTAGCCGAATAAGGATCAACGAAGACCTTGATACGACCATTGATAGTGCCAACCATGAGGTTGCCAGTGTCATCAACTTGACCGATGGAAGGACCACCAGCGCCAGTTAGACCTGAGGAATAGTCAAGAACGCCAGCAAGGGCAAGAGCCGAAGCAACGTCAGCAGAGCAGAGTAGGAAGTTACCTTTTCCTCTACGTGTTTCTTGAGCAATAGCGTTAGCGTCACGCTCTACTTGGAATAGAAGTCCTTTGAACTTCTCAACTGACCAACGACCGTTGGAGTCAACGTCAAGGTCAAATACACCAGTGGTCGCAACGTTGTTTTGAGCACCAGGCTTAGCAATGGTGTAAACAGTACGAACAACTTCACGATTAATTTCAGCGAGAATTTCGCTTGAAAGAATATTCGCAAGTTCTTGCTCGGCATCAAGACCGTGAACAGCTTTAAGATCCTGAGCGAGTTCAAGAGTATACTCTGAACGTAGGGCTCTGGTTCTGGCGGTTACAGCACTCTTCTCAATGCTGAAGCTCATTTCGTTGAATAGGGTTGAACCTGATCCAAGAACTTCTGCAGTTTCACGAGCGATAGGACGAACGCCACGCTCATAAGTACCAGCTCCTGTACCGTCATCATTAAGAAGACCAGGGTTTGAAGCAGCATAAGCAGGATCGTTAGCAACACCGATAGGTACTACAGGATCGTTATAAGCAGCAGGTCCCTGAGTGTTAGCCGAGAAGTTTACATCAGGCTCGTTGAAGAGGGCTTCACGACCTTTACGTAAACCAGCAGCGCCATTGTGCTGATAGTGAGCTTTCATAGCAAAGATAAGTCCGGTAGGACCGCTCATTGGCTGAACGCCACAAATGTCATAAGCGACAAGATTAGGCATGGCACGACGAACAAGGCTGATCATCACTGGATCAAATCCAGCAAGACCACCAGTTTTAGTGTCAAGACCCGAACCCGAAAGAGCGTTGCCACCAATAGCACCAACTGTGTTGGGGGCTTCGGTAAGCATACGGTCTTCACGTAATGCTCTTTCTTGGTTTTCTAAAATTACAGCGGTAACATCTCTTCTATGCTTATCAGTAATAGCCGGAGCTTCGGAAGCATTTAGAACAGGTGCCCACTTCTCTGTGAGATGTGATGCGTTAAACATTTACTTAACCTCTTTAAACGTTGTTATTTTTTGTATGTTAATATTTATTATATAAATTATTTCCAGCGGCTGAGAGCACTTAAATATTGCTCCATAATTGGAGAAACATCATGACTTTCAACTGGAGTTTCATCACTTACTTCAGTTTTATTTACTGATTCTGGGAAGTATGATTTACGAAGAGTTTTTACAGCATGAGCAAATTGCTCAGTTGATTCAAAAGTTACACCCTCAGATAATGAAGCAAGTTTTTCTTTTTGAGTATCAGCAAGTCCTTCCGAAACTTGGTTTAGGATTACGACTTTGGTTGACTCAGAAAGGCGATTATTTAATTCCACGTTACGCTCAATTTGTTTATTGAGGCGATCTTCCATCTCACGAATAGTATCCGCCATATCCTCAACTACATCAGTTTTGTCTTGAGGAATCTCAATCCAATGCTCTTTACAGAGATTCATAAATCCGGAAATGAAATCTTCAGTAATTTCATTTCTAATACCACGATCAATGGCAATTTGATTTTGCTCAATCCATTGACCAATTCCATAATTAACAGTTCCGGTTACTTCTTCCGAAAGTTCGGCTTTGAAAACTTCAACTTGCTCAGCAAGTTTG